TGCTCCATACTCTGCATGGGAACCACCTGCATATTCGATGTATTGCTGCTGATGACGAAAATCAGGAAGAAGTACGGCATCATTTCACCTCCCGTGAAGTGTCCGGATACGCACTTCCTTCCTGACCAGGCTCATTGCTTCCGGTACAGGCATTTCTATGGTTATTTGCCCGTGGGCATCTCTTATTCCCGCAATCAGGGCACACCACAAAGCGCATATCGTTCAAGACCACAGGTCGGCATGTGCGGCACCAACAATCAGGAATAATTTCAGGAATATTTTGTGGTGCGTTTTGTGGTTGCGGGGCGGCTGCGAGCATGGCGTCGCGGCAGGCTAACCATGACTCCCATCGCCCCTGTGTTGCATCATCTGCATAGCCAATACCGGATTTGTGCAGGTTAAATCCATCGTCTGATTCGCGCTCTGTCGCTTCAAATGCAAGCCGTAACTCGTCGATATCCGGCACTACCGGCGCTGGCTGCGCGTGGCGATAGAGCTTAGTGCCAGGCTCAAAGGACTGGATAAGGCGGCGATAAGAAAGCGCATCACCTCCATCATCGCCAACAACAATCGCTGGCTCGCTGTCCATTGCGGCCAGCGCCATGCGGGCCAATGCCCATACTTCATCGGCAGTGTATCCAGCGCCGTGGCCGTACATTTCGATGCGAGCGATGATGTCTTCAATACGCTCTCTGGTTAATTTGCTGGTCATTGGTTGGCTCCTTCTGCTGCCCGGTTAACTATCACGCCGTCATAAACTTCTTTGAGGTGGCCGCGTAAGTCCATGCGACGGAGCGCACTAAACATGTAATCGCATTCCGCCTGTTTGTTAGCCTGAAATGGCTTGCTGTCCCGGTTAACCCACTCCCAGTTTCCAGGCCAGCCGTGAACCTTCTTAACCCGACCTTTGACCACGTGAAGCAACCCCCAGCCAGGCTGCAAATCCTCAATATTTACGATGCCCGGCTCACTAATCATGAAACGCCAGTCTCCCATGCCCTTCTCTGGTTCTACACGGAAAGGCTTCTTGCGGTCGGCCAACAAGTCAGAGCGAGAGCATTTAGCCTCAATCAGACAACTGGCCCCATTGCGAAAGCCGATTGCATCAGCCTGCTCACCGTATGGCGTCCATGCTCGGAACCGGTCATGAAAGGCTACCTTGAAACCGTTGTTTTGCAGAAAGCGGCAGGCTATCTGGCAAAGTTCATCGTGTGTCAGTGCCATCACTCAGCCTCCACCTTGATGCCAGCGGCGGCCAGCGCTACCTTTACGTCCTGGCTGTAGTTATAAACACCATCAGACCAGACATATCTGTCCCCAGATACAATCTGCCGTAAGTCTGGCAGCTTCACGGTGCGGGCCTCCGCCAACTGCTTTAACCCTTCCTCGGTCATGCGTTTGTAGTGGTCGCGTGACTGGATGACCTGAGCGTTGCTTTCTTCCAACTCGGCGATGCGCTTACCACCATCTGCAATAACTCCCTCATAGTATTCGCGCTGGGAGGCGATACGCTGCTGCGCCTTCCCCAGCGCCTCTACCAGTGCATCAACGTAGCCAGCGGCACGGAGAGCAAACTCCGTGATTGATAGCTCTGCATCAGTTTCCTGGCCATATGCCTCGCACTCAGAAACTACAGCAAAATAATCAGAGTCGATTTCATTGTCTGCCAAGTGGCGTAGCAGGTCGGCTGTCTGCTGCCCGTTTGCAATCAGCAGTTCGTTGCGCTGCGCCAGTTCGGTGATATCAGTCATTGGACTTTCCCTCGCTGCGGAACATCATGATTGTCAGATCGCCTTTAGTGGCCAGGCGAACGGTAGAGCCAGGTTCCAGGCTGTTAAGCTCAAAGGCGTCATAAAACTCATTCACAGCTTTCTGGCGGCGAGATTCCTTACGACGCTTGTCCCACTGCCTCAGAGCATTTTTGGTAACCCACTGGCCTGTTTTAACCATGATGTATGCCCATCCAAGAATGGCTAAACCGGTATTGAGATAAGTGGCGATACTCATTTCCCGGCCCCATCGCGCAGCTGCTCGCAAAATTCCTTGCCGCAGTCGATAGCGCCAACAATTACGTCAACTTCATCGCCTACAAAATCACCCTCATCGACACACTGCTGCAGGCGACGAACGAACTCCTCCACCCCATCAGCCTTAATCCCGGCTACGATGCGATCGGTGGCCGAAAAGTCCAGTTCTTCTGCGCATGGGATAACATCGCCATATATCCGCTCCATGGCTTCATCCCAGCCATAGCGGCAGGCGTCGTACCGGTCAGTAATGCCTCGGTCTTCCAGTCCGCACCCCATGCCTTCGTCGTGGTACTGAGGTTCGTTATCCAGGTTGGTTACGGAGTCAACGATCTGTTTCATCGCTACATTCTCCAGAGCTAACGCCACATTCTCCGCCGCCAGCTGCTCAAACGCTTTCGCCAGCTTCAGGAACTTCTGCTCTCTGATCGACAGCTCGCCCGCGCTCTCCAGGGTGGCGATGAGCTCGTTTACCGTCTGTAATGTGATAGTCATTTGGCGACTCCTTCGGTAAGCATGGCGATGATTTCTTCCGGGGTTTCCCGCACCGTAATACGATCGCCAGAGGCCATCCTGAGATAAGTAAGGCCGGCTGGGGTCATGCTTTCTATGTGGTCGGGCGCAATGAATACAGAGTCATAAACCGTTTCAGATTCACGACCATATTTTCCCTGAAACTCTACCGTTGAGTTTTGGGTTAATTTGATGAATTTCATGCCTGCACCCTCCCGTAGAACGCTAAAATTCGCTTCATCGCCGGGCTTTGCCGACACTCGTTGAAAATCTGGTTTGTGCTCTTCCTGCCTGAAATTTCTTCTTCCGTGGCCAGCCGGTAGTAAACCGTCCGCCACACCCGAGCTTCCGCTACTAGCACCCCCTGCTTTGCCAGGATATTTGCAGCCTGGTTGATGCAGGTATGCGTCATCCCGGAAGCCGCGGCCACATCTGGAGAGCTGCAGGTTTTATGCGTTTTCAGGTAGTTCAGAATTGCGTCTTTGCCTGTCATCAAAATCCACCCCGCTTGGTTGGTTTTTCCTCTTTCTCGCGCCGGCGCTGACTGGCAGCCTCCTGATCGCAGTCATAAATCGCCCCGTGACGCTGTTCGCAATAGACAACACCAGTCTCACCATGCCGGTTAAGGCGCAGGAGGAGCTCTGTGTCACTCTGGTTTGCGTTCTCGTCGTAGGCGCCCTCCCGGTATATGGCCAGCCAGTAATCGCAGTCCTGCTCTATCTGGCCTGTGTCGCGGGAGTCGCTCGGCAGCGGTCGCTTATTGGTTCGCTTCTCAAGCTCACGGTTAAGCTGAGTCAGGAGAACCACGACGCAATCCAGCTCCTTCGCCAGGGTCTTGAGGCCTTTGGTGATCAGCCCGTAAGCCAGGTCATTTCGCTCTGCCTTATCGGCAGTCATCAGCGTCAGGTAGTCAACGAGGATCATTCCGACCTTGCCGCGTTCGCGCTTGATGCGACGTGACTCAGCCATAACATGCGCCAGTGAAATGCCCGGGGTGTCATCAATCAGGAGGTTATTGGTGTCAATCAGCGCTCCCATAACGCCGGTAGCTTTCTTCAGATCGCCGTTCCAGTCGCCGCGATATCCGTAGTCTTCCTTCGTCATATCCGGGTAAAACAGGTTTGGAGAGATCCGCCCCTTCTGCGCAGTGATTTTCTCCACCATCTGCCCTTCCGGCATTTCCAGGGAGAACATCAGAGCAGGCTCATTTTCGACCGTGGCGCAGTTAACACCCATCTGGGTATAGAGCGTGGTTTTACCCATCTTCGGACGTGCGCCTATAACAAACAGGCTGCCGCGAACAATGCGCTTCACACCGAGCAACTCATCCAGAGAGCGGATCCCGGTAGATAACCCACGGGAACGACCATCCGGCTTGAGCCTTTCGTCGAATTCCGCCGACCAGTCAGTTACAGCGTCATAGAACGTGCGAAGCCCTGTCCGTCGCCCTGTTTTTACGTGCTCGGTTATCTCAGTGAACAGCCCCTGAATAGCATCGAATTTCTGTTCTGCCGTCATGCCGTTGCGGGCATACAGCAACTCGATAGCCTTCGTTGTTTTCTCGATGCCGTAGCGCTCCATAGCGGTCTCACGAACACGCATCGCATATGCCACGATGTTCGCCGCGCTTGGCGTGTTCTTCGACATTTCGGCCAGGTATGCAAAGCCACCAACGGTTTCCGTCAGCCCCTTGCTATCGAGAGCATCAAACAGGGTCAGCAGATCTACAGGCTTATGGTCGCGGTACATCTGGCGCATTTCTGCGAAAATGACCTGGTGCTGACGCGAGTAGAACGATTCCGGCTTGAGGATAGAAAGCACCTTCTGAGTACGCTCGCTGCTATCGTCGTCCAGCAGGAGTCCGCCAAGCACGCTCTGCTCTGCTTCAATGCTGTGCGGAGGTGTCATGAAATCAGAGGTCATCACAGGCCCCCTCGCGCGTTTTGGCGTAGACATCGACGTTCAGGAAGTATTCCAGCGACTTGCGGCGCCAGGTTTTCCCGGTGCGCTGATCAGGACGATTCTCAAGCATCCAGCGGCAGTTACTGGCGATGTAGCTCAGGTAAGACTCCCAGTCAGCCAGGGTAAAGCTGTGGCCATCAAGCTGACGGGTAATTTTGTTGGCTTTCTGCCAGAACGAGCGGATCAGGTTGCGGCGCTTATCAGTGAGGACCCTGATGCCCTGCGCTTCCGGTAGCACCTGGTGATAAACATCGACAACCTGCTCACAGCTGAGAGACTGTTTTTTAGGTTCGGATTTTGGTGACGCTGATGCACTCTCTTCTACGTCAGTAGAAGAGATATTATTTAATATATTGTTTGTGGCACTTTGTTGGCATTCTGTTGGCACAACCTCGGAGGTACGCAGCGTGGTTACTGGGTTTGCGTTGGCACTTTGTTGGCATTCTGTTGGCACAAAAAATTGCTGATAATCGTCATATTTGGTGACGGTTAAGAGTGTAAATTTCTTGTTTGCCAGGGTGGTGATCATGCCCATTTTCGCGAACTTGTTCAGAAGATATTTCACCCGGTCAGGTGCTATTCCTGTGTCTTTCGACAGGGTATGTCGCCCGGTGATCACCTGACCGCGGGAAACGGGATACTCACCAAACTCTGTGGTTACCATCCCGTCAGCTGAATTCACCTCCATGATGAGATGGATCCACAGATGGACGGCTTCACTGTCGGTCTTGTAGAACGGCAGCTCTCTTACTTTGCGGTGCAGGAATACCAACCCCTGCCCTGATGGCTGAGGTTTCTCCATGGGCTTCTGAGACCCTCTAAAATCGGATATGCGGAGAACGTTACTCACGGCCTTCCTCCTTCCGTTTCAGCTCTTCCAGGATGGCGCGCATTTTCATGCCAACCACCGGGTTAACAGAGCGAATGAAGCGATCGCGGGTAACATTTTTGTGTGTTTGTGCCTGGTAAAATCTGTTGCTCTTAGGCATAATTACTCCTGTGAATTGATCCAGTTAATTCGCGTAGAAAGCCGTTAGTGTTCGCGCACTGCGGCTTTCGCCTTTCTGTTCCCACTCATGCTTCAAAATCACCTTTCTCTCCCGGCCTGTTAGAAATCAGGATGGCCAGAAGTAGCGACATGTTCGGCAGCAGACTTTCCCGCCAGCGACTCACCGTCGACTTATTCACTCCGGCCACTTTGGCGATATTTGTGGTTCCCAGTTCAGCTATCTGGCTGTGTAACCAGCTTTCTATCCTGCGAGCCTCCACTTTGTTGCGTGTCGTTGAACTCTCCATTTGTGATACTTCCTCTGGTGTTGTTTGGAATGGCCGCTGGTTAGGCGGCCGGTGAATGCGCGCTCAGCAACTGAGCAAGGTCAGGCCTGATCTCTGCCGCCTTAATCTTGCCGTTGGTCGCAGACACGATTTTCATTACATAGCGAGCGTCAATTCCGCCGCCATGCAGCCAGCGCCAAACTGTCGGCTGCGCTACGCCACACAGATCGGCCAATTTTTTCTGACTGCCAGCGATATCAATTGCCTTCTGGATGGTTTTGTTCGTCATGTTCCAATTCCTATAAGTATTGGTGCAAAATGATAATAGCAATGCGTATTGGTTTTAGCAATAGCAAAACGTGTTTTGACCAGTAATACGCAAGCGTATAAATTTGAGATTATGAAAAAAGAAACTCTTGCAGATCGTTTAAACGAGGCCATGGCTTCGGCTGGAATGTCACAAGGGGCGCTTGCGAAGGCCTCAGGTATTGCTCAGCCAACCATTTGGCGCCTGGTGAGTGGAAACGCCAGGGGTTCAACAAAAATTGTCGAGATAGCTAATGCTTTGGGCGTCAGGTCTGAATGGTTATCAACCGGAAATGGACCGATGCGCGATGACGGCCAGCTCCCTCGCGCTGCCCAGGTTAAAAGTCAGGATACTGATGCATTCAGGATTGATGTGCTGGACCTTATGGTTAGTGCCGGGCCGGGCATCGTGAACCAGGAGTTCGTGGAGATCCTCCACTCGGTTGAGTATGCGCCAGCAGAAGCCCGGCACATGTTCGATGGGCGTAAGGCTGAGAACATCCGGATCATCAACGTCCGGGGTGACAGCATGTCCGGCACGATTGAGCCGGGTGATCTGCTGTTCGTCGACATCAGTGTTAAGAGCTTCGACGGCGACGGGATATACGCCTTCCTGTACGACGATACTGCTCACGTCAAGCGCCTGCAGAAGATGAAGGACAAGCTGCTGGTTATCTCAGACAACAAGAGCTATGCAGCCTGGGACCCTATCGAGAAAGACGAGATGAACCGGGTATTCGTGTTCGGCAAGGTGATCGGCAGCATGCCGCAGACTTACCGAAAACACGGTTGATACAGCAAGGAGTGCAGTTCATGATTGAAGAAAAAATTCTTATCCTCTATCCCACGCTAGTCCAGGCGGGGCTTGCCATAACAGCCTATATGGCTCCAACGCCACTTATAACAGTAGGTAGCTTTGATTCTCCCTTGTCTTTTTATATAACTATGGCTGTTTTCCTAGATTCATCAAAAGAGTATGTAACTACCCTTGACGTTAAGCATAACGGTGATTCAGTTTTAGACTCGAACGCAAACAATGACGAAAATCATTCGCAAAATTTTATGTTCACAAAACCTGATGAGAACAGTCTCCTTGTTGGAACTCAGTTGCATCTAAAAGGAGTTAAGCCTACAACCCCAGGTACATATGACATAACTTTGGAGTTATTTGAAATAGATGAACAAAGCAGGCAGCATTTGGTTGATGAAAAGACTTGCTCTATAGTAATCGTTAAAACAACGTTGAGGGATCAATAGTGACAGCAAGGATGTACAAGCTGAGGCCTGAAGATGAAGAACGAATCCCTCAACCACATAATAATGATGATGGAGGGGGCGGAGGAGACGATATGCTTCAGAGAGTGAAAGAACTTGAAAACAAAGTCGCAACCCTTGTAACCGATGTTGCAATCATCAAAGACAAGCTAGCTTCCAAGGAAGATATTCAGTCAGTAAAAACAGAGCTACATAAGGAGTTGAATGCTCAAACATGGAAAATCATTACAGCTATAGTGATAACCGTGTTACTAGCTGTTTTTTCTAAATATTTAATTAAATAACCCGGCCACCGCGCCGGTTTTTTATTGCCCTACTCTTCCCTCAGCATCAGCACGTCCAGAGCCAGCTCCACAGGCAGATCTACCTGGTCTCCCTGCCACAACACCTGAATCATCTCTATCAGCGCCTCTCTTGATGGCTCGCGCTTCTCAACCAACAGTTGCATAACCGCTATCCCGATAACCTGCGCTATCTGCGGGTGCATCTCTGCGAAAAACTCATCCTCATTCGACATGGCGCTGCCCTTACTGATGTTTTTTTGAGCATAACAGCACAATAGAAAAAATAAATTCATTTAGCTATCAATGATTTAATAGCCATTGCTATCAATTAATATCAATACGTATTGCTATGGTTAATACTCATTGCTATTATCAACTCATCCAAACAACAACGTTGGCGCCGGTAATAGGTAACAACGCTCCGTTAGCCGCGATAAGGCAAAGGTGAAGAGATGACCGCAAAAAAATATGCCCTTGAGTGCAATTCCGAGTATCTCCGGTACCGCGAGAAATGCCGCAATACTCGCCGAGGTGATGGGGTTCATGACCTGTGGGTTAAGTTGGCATGGCTTAATCGTCGTGACGCAAGGGCGTGGGCTTCTCAGGCTGCATGAGATTAATTTTCGAGGTACTGAAGAATGATCCGAGAACACGAAGTACCTGCATGGCACCGGTTCTGCTTAAAGGTTGCTCTGCTTGTGATTGCGGTTGCATGGGTAAGCTTTGAATTTTGCTGGGGTGTCGCATGAGCAAACAAGGCATTCGTTCACTGATTTACTGCCTGCTGATCTGCGGCGTTATCTGGACAGCGTTGATTATCAAAATTCTGCACGTTACGGGGGTGTTCAATGGCTAACTCAATTCCTAACAACGGACGCGCCGTGATGATGCGCAATCGCCGCACCGGCGCCGCCTGGCTGGTCAGCTTCGACTATCGCGACGGCAGCTACTGGCATGAGCCGCAGGGTAATCTGCGCCACATCCGCCGGCCATACGCTTCACGCAGTATCGAACCGAACCTGGTACCAGCCGGGACGCATTAACCGCGCATATCAGCGCACGAATTTAACTGAGCTATCAGGCAGCCATTACGGTGCCGGGATTCTTACAACCTTTTTTGAGGCTCTTATGAATATCAAATGTGAATGCACAGACATGCGCACATCTGTAGGCCCGCATAACACGTTAACCGTCGAGCTGGAAGACGTGGTGTTGTCGGGAACGGTTAACAGTCGTGAAGTCCTCATGCAACTGGATTGGGACGTGGTGATCGAATGTCTGGCGGAGCATGGCTACGTCATTACTCATCGGGAGAAAGCAGCATGAGCGCGGCGGAAAAATGGGATGACGACGAATTCATTCAGCTGATGAGCGATGCGATCGGCGAACGTGATTTCGACGATGACGAACCAGTAAACCTTTCTGCGGAACGGCAGAACCCGGTGATCAGCTGGGATGAATTCGCGGGGAATTTTCAATGACTGATAAAAAAGTATACGCCGCTATCAGCGCTGTGGCCGGAGAGCTGGCAGAGAAAGGCATCAGCAAGGCCAGAAAACAGGGAAGCCAGGTCAACTACGCATTCCGTGGGATCGATGACGTTTACAACGCTCTGGCCCCTGCCCTGGTGAAGCACAAGTTGCTGATCCTCCCGCGGTGTACTGAGCGGTCATGCTGTGAACGAACCAGTAAAAATGGTGGCGCGTTGTTTTATGTAACCGTCCGGGCTGAGTTCGATTTTGTCAGCACGGAGGACGGCAGCTCTCATACCGTCGTCACCTACGGCGAGGCGATGGACAGCGGCGATAAAGCAACGAACAAAGCCATGTCGATTGCGTACAAATATGCAGCTTTTCAGGCGTTCTGCATCCCTACAGAAGAGACGACTGTGGACCCTGACTATGAGGCTCACCAGGTAAGGCCAGCAGACGCAGATCAGATTCTCGCTGATTTCACTGCTTACGCAGGCTCAGAGAACGATCCGAAGGCCCTCCAGGATAACTACGGAAAAGCATGGAACAGCCTTCATGGCTTCCCTGAGCATCAGACGAAGTGCAGGGACGTTACCGGCATCCGCCTGAGAGAACTGAAACAAGCCGCAAGTGGTGGCAGCCATGAAAGTCACAGCTGAGTCAATCCTGTCCATCCTGCGCAAGGACGCGCGGAACAACATTACGGTATTTCATCGCTGGCAGACCGCAGCGGGCGCCCTCGGGCACAACGCAGGGATAACCCTGAATTTTCATGAACCTTATTACGCCGGGTGGGCGCCAGCACTTGAGATGAAAGAAGTGTTCATCTCGGCGCCCGAACTGGAAGTAGTTAAGCCATTCCTGACCGTCGAGCGCTGGGGTAACGGGACGCTTGGCGGAGAAATTTACCGGTTACCACGGGAGGCACAATGAATAAGCAGAGCATCACACCAGAGCAATTCCGCGCCGTCGCCGGAACCATGCCTGCCTGTCGCGCAGCGGATGCGCTGGGGATTAGCCAGGCGAACTTCTACCGCCTGGCACAGAGCTATTCCATCAGCACAGCGTTTGTCTACAAGCCCTGGAAGCCAGAGGAGAAGCAGATCGCCGCTGAAATGCGCGCTGCAGGCGAGTCGCATAAAAGCATCGCCATGAAGATGGGCCGCAGCGTTGCGTCGGTATCCAGGACTTTAAGCCGCATGAGAAAGGCAGACACGAAAAGAGGTGCGCAATGACTGATTATGGCGGATCGAAAACTCCAAAAAATGAACGTGACTACTGGCAAACGCCGATTGAAATTTTCAACGCGCTCGACCGCGAGTTTGGCTTCTGGCTGGATGCTGCAGCCTCTGAGAGTAATGCGCTATGCGCTCACTACCTCACTGAGCTGGATGACTCGCTGAACAGCGAATGGACGTCATACGGGGCGATATGGTGCAACCCACCCTATTCCGATATTGGGCCATGGGTGGAAAAAGCTGCTGAGCAATCCCGGGCGCAGTCTCAGGCCGTAGTGATGTTGCTACCAGCTGACATCTCTACTGGCTGGTTTATTTCAGCCATGCAATCAGCTGATGAACTCAGACTCATAACCGGCGGCCGTGTTCAGTTTGTTCCGGCATCCGTTACAGGAAAGCGCCAGAGCAACCCCAAAGGCTCGCTCCTTTTTATCTGGCGTCCGTTCATCAGTCCTCGACACATCATCACGTCCGTATCGCTGGCTGAGTTAAAGCGGATCGGCACTCTGGAGGCGGCATGACGCCAGAAGAACAGGAAAACATCCTCCGCGCCCAGGCTCGTCGCTGCGCAGAAGAGATAACCAAAGCGATGAACGTAAAGATGACGGGTGATGACATGAATACAGACCTGACAAACATCAAGCATTTTCTTAACTACAACCAAGAAACTGGGATTTTCACTTGGCTTCACCCTCAAGGATCAAAGGTTAAACGTGGTGCTATAGCTGGAGCGGTCAGGCCGGACGGGTATGTAGTTATAAAGATTTGTAAGAAGCCATACATGGCGCATCGTCTTGCGTGGTTGTTTATTCACGGTGAGTGGCCGGCATCTTTTATCGACCACATAAATCTAAACAGATCAGATAACAGAGCCATAAACCTAAGACTGGCAACAAACAGTGAAAACATGATGAACCAAAGTAAGCGGGCAGATAATTCATCTGGTGTAAAAGGCGTTGACTGGCACTCAAGAACAAAAAAATGGAGAGCCAGATGCATGGTTTCAGGGGTTAGACACACGGTAGGAATGTTTAATTCAAAAAGAGAAGCGGAAAAATCTATCCGAGAGTTCCGCAATCAGGTGCATGGTGAATTCGCTAACCATGGAGTGGAGTCATGAAGCTGAAAATGTATACCCCATCTGGGTCTGTGATCGTCGAAACCAACGACGTCGCGCAGTTTTACCCAGACGCTGAAAGCGGCGGAGAGCTGACCACAATCGAACTGGTTTCGCCAACCGGCGACCATGGGAAGGTGGCTGTAAAACATAGCTTCCACCAGGTGACTAGCGCTCTTGCCACGGCCTGGAAAATGGATGAAGACAAGGCAGGTGCAGCATGAGATCCTTTGAAATCGACTCCAGATTTTTGATCGATACAGCATTTCACCGCCTGGAAATCATTCGTGATGATGGCTTGTATCGCCACCTGCGCATGCAGCAGCCTGGAACATCCTGCTACTACTACGACGTTATCACATGGCCTGGTTACTTGACCGTGACCGGCGACATGGGAACCTGGACATTCAGTCGCATCGCGGACATGTTCGACTTTTTTGGCGCCTGGGAGGGTGGGATCAATACCCATTATTGGGCTGAAAAGTTGGAGGCGGGAGCGGGATGCTCGGCACGAGAAATGCTGGCAAAAGAGTATGACCACGACGCGTTCTGCAAAAGCCTGAAAGAGTCTCTGAGTGATTACCTGGAGGACGACGAAAGCGAGGAGCCAGAAGAAGATGACGACTGGGACGACGATGACGACACACCAGATAGCGACAAAGCAATGGTGCGCGAAATCGTCCGCGGCTTGTGCCGGGCGGGTTTCAACAATGAATGGGAGGCTTATCAGGCTGTTTATGATGCTGATTGGCCAGCTGGCTGGAGCGCTTGGGATGTCTGCGAAGGACTGACATTTAAAACGTATACCAGCCATTTCCGATGGATTCTGTTCGCCATCACATGGGCAATCAGCAAATACCACAACGCGAAGATTGTTGATAAAGCGATGGCTACGTTTTTGGCCCTTAAGGAAGTTTCAGCATGAGCGCAGAAATCATCGATCAGGCCAACGAGCTGGCAGAGCGCCGGCTGGAAATGACCATCCAGAACATGCGCATCAACCATTCTGCGGTATCGGCTACTCACTGCCGCGACTGCGGTGAAGAGATCCCCGAGCGGCGCCGGGAACTGGTGGCGGGCTGCCAGCGCTGCTCTGATTGCCAAGAAGAAGAGGAATTGCGCGGTAAACACCGGAGGCCGTGATGTTCAAACTAATTCAGAGAGGTCAGGTCTTTGCCGATTGCCACGGATGGCCGGTAATTATCGCCAGCAGCGACGACAAGACGGTTCGCTACTGGCGCCAGGGGCGGATCAACACCGCAAGCATAGACCGCTTTAACAATGACTTTGAGCCGCTCTCTCACGAAGAGGCCCAGCAGATAAAGGCAGAACTGGAGCAGAGCGAACACATTAAGAAACTGCGCGCCCAGCGGGCGGCGTAACCGGGAGGAAATATGGCGTCTGACAAACCGATAACAGCACAGCAGGCCGCCGATTTGCTCATCGTGTCGGCGCGGGTGATCTACCGTCTCATCGAATCTGGAGAACTTGCCGGCCGTAAGGTCGGCAACAAGTACAGAACGACCGAGGCGGCGTGTATTGCATATTTGAAAACCCCGCGCGATCCTGTCATCGCGAACGCGGGTGAACATAAAGGAGAAGTTTTATGTCAATCACCCTCAGGGGCGGCGTGTGGCACTGTCATTTCTTTACGCCGTCAGGAAAAAGAGTTAGGCGATCTCTTGGCACGGGGGACAAAAAGCAGGCTCAGGAGCTCCACGACAAGCTGAAGGCGGAAGCGTGGCGGGTTGACCAGATCGGCGACCTGCCCGCCAGAACCTTCGAAGAGTGCTGCATCCGGTGGCTGCGGGAAAAGGACCATAAGCGATCGCTGGATGATGACAAAACCAAAATTGAGTTTTGGCTGCAGCATTTTTCCGGCCGTGATGTCTCGAAGATAACGGCGGAGGAAGTTCACGAAGCCGTTAATGGGATGATCAACCGTAAGCACCTGCAGGTTTGGGAGAGTAAACGTGATGCCGCGTTGAGGAAGGGTAAGCCGGTTCCAGAGTACAAGCCACGTCAGGTTTCGCAGGCGACGAAGGCGCAACACCTTTCCTTCATTCGATCCCTTCTCAGGGCCGCGGCGAATGACTGGGGCTGGATAAAAACAGCTCCTGTTATCAAAACCCGCAAGCCGATCAGTAAGCGGATACGGTGGCTGACCAGAGAAGAAGCTGAGCGTTTGATCGAGTGCATGCCGGAGAGCATTAAGCCAGTGGTGATATTTGCACTGGCAACCGGCCTGCGCCGCTCAAACATCATCGGGCTTGAGTGGCAGCAGGTCGATATGCAGAGAAAGGTTGCATGGGTAAATCCGGAGAACGCAAAAGCGGGCAAGGCGATTGGCGTAGCTCTGAATGATACCGCATGCAGGGTATTAAGGGATCAGATAGGGAAGCACTCCCGGTGGGTGTTCGTTCACACCACGGCAAAACATCGCCCAGATGGAACACTAACGCCCGCGGTTAGAAAAATGCGGGTGGATGACAATAACGCCTGGCGCGCCGGGTTGAAAAAAGCGGGGATCGAGGATTTCCGTTTTCACGACCTCCGGCACACCTGGGCGAGCTGGCTGATCCAGTCCGGCGTCCCGCTTTCTGTTTTACAGGAAATGGGAGGATGGGAGAGCATCGAGATGGTGCGCCGTTATGCTCACCTGGCGCCGAACCACCTGACCGAACACGCACGGAAAATTGATGCCATTTTTGGCGCTAGCGACACAAATACGACACAAGGAGGAAATCAGGCTGGTTTGAAACTTGCGTAAGTGCTTGTTTCTTAATGGCACGCCCTACAGGATTCGAACCTGTGACCTACGGCTTAGAAGAAAGTAGAGCGTTAAATAACTCACTGTAATCACACATGTTTACCGCGTTCGCATCCGGTTTTGTGTCGTTTCGTGTCGTTTGAATACATCCCTGTCTTTTTCGTGCATTCCTGTCACGCCACATCTACGACACAGCAGCCACGAGCTGACAGCAACTAAACAACCGCGTTGTCCTGGCGAACATCGCAGATAGTAAACGTCACGACACCGATGACAGTAACATCGTCCAGGGCTTCACCCTCGATCGCTTCGCCATCTTCGGTAATCAGCGACTTTCCTCTCAGCGTGGCAAGTTCCGTCCCGCCGCCATGCTGGATCAGAACCTGACTACCCTGCTTTGGCTTCAGGGAGATATCCAGCACAACGTAACCGCCAGATTGCTCGAAGACGAGAGTATTTGGACCGACATTGCAGATCGAGTTAACCGTTAATCGCTGTTCCGTGTAGTCCGTCGCGGGTGATGGAAAGCCCATTACAGAACCCTCCCCATGTTGGCCATCATCCACAGCCTGTTTTCGCTATGGTCCGGCGTCTTATCGACGAAATACGTCTGCTCGCGCGCGATCCAGGAGTTCGCCTCCACCTCGGAAAAGTGGATGCCACGCCGGCGCAGCGCGGTAACGAAGTCGCGGGTGTGAAGATACTGGAAACCCTTGGAACTGCGCAAAATGGACTCGCGGAAAGCCGCGGCGATGTCTGACTGTCGCATGATCTGCCTCCAATGATTACTGTTTTTATATACAGTAATTTTTATCGTTTGGCAGATCAATAGTGGTTACAGCTATCAATTTTTGCAATTGACGCAGCGGATTGATATTAATACCTAACGCTAAATACCACACTCAATTATCGCCGCATGATGAAAAATTCAGACGCCCTACTTCGTAGAATACTGCGCAAAGCTGACGGTCTCGGGGTCAACGTCAGCCGGTACAGCATTAACGCAGAGTCTCTGTTGACTCACGGATGGACTGAGGTTTCCGATGGGAGAACGTCGATGATGATAGAACTCATGGACAAAGGGGAGTTGCGCTTCTTTCTGTGTGTTAAGCATTTGGTTTCAAATCAGGGGTAATTCCAATGGCGATTTGCTTATATTGAAAACCCCGCCGGAGCGAGGTCTGTTGTTTGGTTGGTTACAGACAACAAAAACCCACCTGATGGTGGGCTTGCCTTGTTTGGTCAGTCCTGCGCGACCGTAAAAACTGCCCAGTCCGTCGCCGTCTTGTCCTCTTCCGTCGCAATGTACTCACCAGCAAACATCCCCTTCTTATAAATAACCAGAGGAACGCCGGAAATAATGCCGGATTTAGACACATCCATAGCAATGAAATCACCTGACATACTGGCGCGGGTCATCAGCATTCCCGCAGTTAACGCAATCATTGCATCGTCGTAATTCATATCAGTACCCCAGTAACCCCAGGCGGGTTATTGTGAATGTCTCCCCGGCTGTCTGTGCGCCGGCACTGGAAATATAAAAATAGACCTCTGTCGGCACGCGATCCCAGCCACCATCCGCGCGCTTCTGAATGCGCTTAAAACCATAGCTGTTATTGCTACAGACGTCGCTGATATCGGCCACGCTGTTTAACGAAGCGACGCCCAGATCTACGCGATTATTGACATAATCAGCCCCCGCTACGCTGGCAAACGCCTGAATATTCCACGCATTAGAAATACTTATTTCGCTGAATACGCATTTCCACGAAAACGAATCCCAGTCTGTCATATCGACATCGACAGGCACTCGTAGCAGTAAAGCCATGCTGCCACTTTTGGATGTATTGACTGTTAATGTCAGGCGGGCACCGTTTACGCTGATTGTAGCATTTGCCGCATTAGATCCTGAGAGAGTGATACTGGACGACGGCAGACGGCCTGCTGGCACTTTGCTGGTCAGCAGCCGGTTATCTCGAGCGCATTCTGAAAAAATACCTACACGGCAGGTATTATTACGGAAAATAACTTGCCCACCAGTGTCTGCCGGATCCAGTAACTTCATATTAGCCAGCGCGGCCATATTTTTTAATGACCAGGTATGGTTATCAACAAGCAGTTTGCAGTATTTGCCGACACTGAAGAGTGCGTGAGCATCCAGCACAGATGAACCGTCAATCAGTATCATCGAATCATGCAGATGCGCCATCGGGTATGTCTGTGCCGTGTCCCCTGTTTCCCGGGAGGTGCTTAACCTGAGGAACTTATGCGCATTATCCACACGCTCGATACGTGACGGGCTAAGGTCAATGATGTTACTTCCTGTAGGGAACTCCAGTTCGGGCCCCGAATTGTGAACAATGGAGCCACTGATAAATTTAATATCTCCCCCCCACGGGGAATAAATGACGCGATAACCATCCTGCATGACGCAGTCAATAAACGTGTACCGTTCAGAGTTATCCGCTCCCGGAATAAGCCAGACAGGCAGCCAGCATTGACGCCATTTGCATTCGTGAAAACCGTAACCCCAGGTGTTGTCGCCGTTGATATAACCCACGCCAAACCCCTGAAATGACAGGTTGTCGAAATACCCCTGCGCCGCGGCAACGGTACTGGTGCCCCAGTGTCCTATTGCGGCAATTCCTGTATCGGCAAGTGTTGAAAGCTGATATGTCGAGACGCTGGTTGCCACCCCGTAGGCAAAGTTCAGGTCTTTGATGAGCTTCTGCCCGGAATAGGCTGGCAAAGGAAAACCGGGCGCCGGGTCTCCGCCGGGGCCGTGGGTGAGGCTAATACAGAGTCTCGGGTCTTTCCCGGCATCCGGTGTCGCCGTGATGTTCGCATTGGTGCTCAAATCGGCATATTTTGTGTATTCCACATCTGCCGTGCACAGCAACAGGCCGTGATTACCGTCAATCCGCACGCCACGGGTATACGCTGTGATGGTCCGGGTGATCCGCAACAGCGACGGCATAACAATTCTGACCGTTTTATTTCTGTCTGAGTACTGAGACCACAGCCTGCCGGTATCAAGCGCCGCCTGCAGGTAATCACTACCATCGTCAACGAGCGTGGCTCCTCCGCTCAGATACCACTCGACACGAATCTCTCCCTGACCGGTCAGCAGCTCCTCCCTGACCCAACAGTTACCGGCGGCCGTTTTAAATATGCAGCCGCCATCATCAATCCGAAGCGCTTCCGGGAGGCTGGCGATATGCCGTAACTTACCCCCGCCCCACGGCATCCCCGCTGCTGTTGCCGCCCAGCCACCGTACAGCGATTCCAGGTAAATTTGCTGCCCGGAAAATGAGGGTTCGGCCGCGCGAAGCGCGTTTAAATGCGCACACTGACCAACCAGTTTTAGCCCTTCGTCTGAACCCAGGTTTTGGCGAAGCGTGTCACCATCCATCAGAACGAAGTGAGAAACGTCGTTTGCAAAGCTGGTTGCATCGGTTCCGGTGGTCGTAAAGCCGACATCAGTAGCAGCATTCAGGCGGTAATACTGGTTGTCGTAACGAATGTACTGGTTACGGGCACTGAACTGAAAGGGACCATCTTCGTAGCCGCCGAGAAATACATAGCCTGAAGAGATAAGGAATTGTTGAAAACGATCTTCTTTCTCAGTCTGAGATAAGTTAAAATCAGAATCCATTTGCACCTGAGATGTTAAGAATGCATCTTCTTTAGTCTGCTGGGCTAATTCAAATTCACTCCTTTGACTTTGCATCTGAGATTCGAATTCGGCTTCTTTTTCGGAAATCTCGAAATCAATCCTCGCTGATAATCCAGTGGCAATGTCTTTCGTTTCATCGAGATACATTCCTGAAGCTATAGCGGCATTCTTAGCCTCATCGACAGATTCAGCAATATCAATGATTGGCTTTTCTATGCTTAGCGCATACTGCTTAGCTTCAGCCGCGCTAACTGCTGCACTGGCCGCAAACTGCGCAGTCTGTTGGGTATCAGTAATTGCCATCTTTTATTCTCATGAATATTCGTAAATAACTACAATCCCAGACTTGCCGCTGGCACCATTTACTGCCGGAGAGGATGGTCCTTGTGAAGAACCAGATGCGCCTGAACCATATGCCTGTCCATCAATAGCCGGATCTCCAAATGATGGCACCCATCCCCCGCCTCCAAAAACGCTACTTGCCCCAGGTGAGCCGAGGAATGACTGGGTTGCGTTAGCGTATGCAGGTGTAGATGGGGCTCCTGGAGAGCCTATGATATTGGCACCAGACGGAGCGCTTGATGCGACATTACCCTGAGGAAGAAAAGGTGGATTTGCTGGTCCGGCAGATGGCCCTCTTGTTCCGCCAGGCGCAACCATCAGCGATCCAAATGAGCTTGAACCACCAACAGAGCCAACCGGAGATGCTGCGGTCCCTCCCTGTCCGCCAGCGCCAACAACGATGCTAATGCTGGTGAAATTTATTGAAAATCTACCCTTTGCATATGACCCGGCCCCACCACCTGAAACTATTGACACCTGCCCCGCTCCAGTGGCTGGGGCGGCGTCGCTCCCACCACCACCGCCAACCATTTCAACAACAGCCGACTTTGTACCGGGGGTTGGCGTATAGGTGCCGGATGATAAAAATGTCTGCACGTTCAGGAGTCGTCCGGATGAATAATTAATCCATCCAATACCGCCAGCATCAGGATTTGTCGTGTTATTTTCGATAGTGCTTTGCCAGAATCCATCCCTGGCTGAATTGATAAGAATCGCGCCTTTTGGGTACCCTCCGATAGCTGCCGAAAATGCAGAGTCGAATGTATAGAAACCTCCTGCTTGCTCCCATTGAAGGCGAGTATAGGCATCATTAAAAATCCCATTAAAATCCTGCCCTTTTGGCGGCTTACCGCCAGCAGATAGAGCGATGCGGGTCAGCGGAGGAAATCCTGAGTCCATCGCCGCAAGGCCATCAGCCAACGTTTCAGAGGTGGAATTGACCGGGATCGTGTTTTTGTCGCCACTCGCAGAAAAAACAACCGTCAGACGTGACGGCATGGCTGAATTGTTCAATTCAGACCTCCTGAACGATGTTTACTTTTACCCCAGGCGGGGAAGGAAGCGCGCCGGAGCTTTGCACTATGGCCAGCTCAGATTCGGAAAGTTGAAACTCGAATACGTAGCTCATGACATGGTTTCCATCGTCACGCACGTAAGCTCGCCCGCTGGAGCCGAACATGTACATCAGCATGCGATTCATGACCGGCACGGTGCAGTCGCTGATGTTCGCCATCGCTTTGCACATGATTAGCTTGCGGTATGCGTCATTGGTCAGGACGACAGTGTTTGTGTCCTGTGCACCGGTATAGAAAGGTGCCTGGTTAAAGGGTTGCGGATCGGTGAGTTCTGCCGGAGTGCTGGTCGCTTCGCCAAAGCCCAGAAACTGCTGGGATGGCGTCACGGTCAGCAAACGCCCTACATCTACGATTTTACCCCAGCACATCAGACCGTAATCGCCACATGTCTCGATGTTAAATACGAGGTCATAGAACGTGTCTATCCAGTCCTCTGGTGCTACAGAAGCGTTAAAGGTATCAATCAGTGACCGCAGGCTGGTTGAGTTCACGTACTGCGCGTAGATCGTCCAGTCGACATTATTCACTTACCGCCTCCGTTATGATGTTTGTCGCATCCAGAGTCGGTTCCTGATCAATGCCCATGGTCAGCGCACTAGACCAGGTTGTTCCATCCAGGGATATCTGGACCGAAAGAACGTTCATGTTCTGTGCATCGAGCGCCTGGATAGGGCCGATATACCGGCTGCCATAAATTCGCGCGCCGGCACGTGCCCGGGTGCCACCATCTGCGCCGGTGAAGGAATTCAGGACGACCGCTCTGATCTGCGCGTTGATATCTGACGGAAGGCCATCATTCTCTTCGTATTCCACCTTGATATGAACGCTCACCGCATCCAGCGTTTTCCACCTGTAGATGTACTCCGGATAAGGGGCGTCATAATTTTCGGTATCCTGCACGGTCCCGGTGGTGTCACCGTTCATAACGGTGCCCGGGGGAAGTTTTTTATTGATGGCCGCTGCAATGTCAGCCACTGCTCCGCCATAAACCCCGATATAAATCGAGCTGGCCAGCAGCGTGTAATTCGTGGAACCTTTGTCGACGGAAGTGGGCTCTTTGTTGTCGATCACATAAACATCAAGCACCCCGTCGACTTCCAGGACAGCAGCCCGCACAGCCGCTGCTGTGTTAAAGGCGTTACGTGCCACTGACTGGCGACGGCGATACTCAAATGCAGATCGCCCTTCAACATTCGAGCCCGGTACACCCGCGGTCTCGTTGGTGATACTCGACCAGCCACTTACCGCGACATAGATGTTTGTCAGCGTACCGATGGGGCAAGCTATCGGCCCGGTAGTCAGGTTCTGGAACTCGATCTTTACCGTCCCGTCCGCACCTATCGTTCCGGCCGCCAGGGACACGTACATATAACCGTTATCGTCGGTTGCATAGGACTGTGCCGGAATCACCGTTCCCGGCACGCCGGAACATGTGGCTGTTACAACCGTACCCGCAGCAGCAATGCGATCGAGGAAGTAAATCCTGCCGATGCCATCCTGAAATCTGCCAGAGGAAAAGTCCGGGTTCATGTTGTTGACGATAGCCAGAAGCTGATCGTTCTTGTCTGCGATGATTGCAGTATCAGTGACAGCCAGTTGCCCCTGCGGCGTCTTGAGGTTCGTGCTCATCGCCGTCCCGAATGCAGAACCAATATCTGCTATACGCCCGGCAAGAATGTCTCCCTCATCAGGAACATCAAGGCCAGTGGTGGAAAAGGTCACGGCCGGTACCGCCGTAGAGATTGTCGTCATTTTTTCCTCACAGGGTGACGCTGGAATCCAGGCCGTTGGTATCCACGATCGCAATAACGCCGGTAGTGCGGCGCGTATCTCGGTTGTTAATCAGCGTCGGCTCAGCGCGCGCGATATAGCTCATCCGCAAGGCTTCAACCTGAAGCGCGGCCGCCATGGCGCCAGTACTTGCCTTAACGTTAAGCAGCTCTTTGTAATTAACGCCGGTGTCTTTTTCGTAAATGCACTCGCCGCGTATAGCCAGGCATGCCGTCGCTACGTCCTGAGCGCAGGCGTAGGGGTTTTCTACCGTGGCGATATTACCCAGCTCATCAAGGACAAGGTCCCAGGTGTCGGGATCGAGTTTGAGAGAGATTGTTTTCATGGATTTCGCCCATAAAAAACCCCGCCGAAGCGAGGTTTGGTTTTCGAAGCACTAATTAGTGCTTCGATTTATTATCAGATAGTTAGGCTACATCTGCACCATGGATCAGATGGCGCAATGCCTTTACACCTTCCGTGTTGTAACGGAACGCTTCAACCTGCTTATCTGAGTGTCTCGACTTATCCAGGAAGAATTTGCCGTACTGCTCAGTTTTGAGGTTGTGTTTATTAGCCACGCGACCGATCTTGTTCGCAGTGCAACCGAGCTGCGCCGCCACTTCACCCGCCGTTGAGTAATGCTCTTCAATCGCCGGCAGTGGCACAACTTCGTGACCGAGAAGTGGATTAACAAGGGTGGCAACGATCACCTGGTTAGCCGATTCGCCAAGCCGAGGGAACATTGACATCAGCTCGCGGGCCGATGCGATGTTTTTCTCCAGCGCCTGAGCTTTGAGTTGTTCAGCTTTGGCAAGCCGATATTCAGTAAGCCCTGAGGTGCTTTTGGTCGGCACCTGGATAGCCTGCATGTCTTCCAGCTTATCAACCAAAGAGCGGCGAACGGCTTTTGACTCGCGCGCGGCCACGCGAAGAGCTTGCTTGATACTCATCTCTGCCACCTCTACCGGGCGACCTCCGATACCGCCAGAGGGTTTTACAAAAATCTTGTAAAACTCCCCCTCAAGCTCGTCTTTAATGCGATCCATGAAGACATTGTTACGAACCTCTTTTTCACCGCATTGCTTACGCGCCTGATTTACCATTTCAAGCAGTGACTGGCTGTCAATGGTTTTATCAGTGACAATTGAACCTACATTTGCTACATTTTTAGAAGTCATTCGACATTCCTTATGTGGTAGTAAGGGTGTGACATAAGCCGCCAGCTGTAACTGGCGGTTTTTCTTTTTGCATCACTGCAACATCTCCTGTCTCAGGTGTGGTAATACCCTGCTCCAGTTGTCATCCTTCCATGGGTGAAACTCGATATGCGCCGTCTCGCGGCTAATGAGCGCCCTTGCCTTGTTAATTGTCCGCGGCAACTCCTGACCGATTGTGTGAAAGCGCCCGGCCTGCCGATGCTCGGCCACCTTCAGCAATGGAGTAATACTCTCACAAGCTGTAAGCATGATGTCACTTGCTCGCCATAACCATGCCAGAGAGCAAAGCTCATCATCACTGAACTGCTTCGCAATCGGCGAATGCGCCACTTCCCGATCCAGAATATCCAGAACCCAGCGGCGAAACTCTTTGGCTACCGGAGTGCGGGCAAACATTGCGATAAGATGGGCACCGCGCAAAGAGAAGACGCGAACTTTCATCCTGCGGGTAGAGCCATTTATTCCATTGGTCACTGATTCAATGACCATTGTCATACCCTGAGAGAACTCATCTTCGTACTGAGCGAAGAGGTTAGAAATTGACTTGGTGCTTTTGTAACCGAGAGCCTTCGCAATATCTGCAGATGTCAGCCAGACACCTGTGACATTTTCTACCGGATTAAGCGTTACACCATGGAAGTTGAAATCTGATTTAGCTACAATGTTCATGTCGATATTTCCTTCGCGGTTATTTTCGATAGAGGCCCGGATAGTGTTAGCGCACTTCCGGGCTTCGCTGTTTTTAGCGACCATTCGCCACCTCTTCCCTCACGCCTTTTGCCAGCAAACGAACAATCGCCGAATTAAGAGAAATACAGTCCATTTCAGCTAGGCGGCGAACTTCCTCGTTTAGTCGTGATGGAAGACGTAGGTTGATTTTGATGTTTTTGCGCTCAGTGAAAAGTGTATCTTGCATTATCTAATCTCCTTTATTTGGTGCCAGAGTGACGCCATGTAGGCCACTATGCCACCATTGAAATCGTATGGCAATATGGCACCATGATTTTTTTTGAGGGATTTGCAATGGCCGAAAAACAAGTAAAAGACTACGACAAGTTCAACCTTCGCTTTCCTGATGGTATGCGCGACGCCATAGCTGCGCGGGCCAAGCGGAACGGCAGGTCTATGAACTCTGAGATTGTCCAGATCCTTCAAGATGCGCTGGAGACAGAAAAGCTGATAGCTGAAAGCGACATTGTCGATTTTGATTCAACTCAGGCGGCCTTGGATTCAAAATCCACGCCAGAGGAAAAAGCCGCGTTTCTCGCTGAGCTTGAGAAAAGAGATCCCTTTACTGCTGCAATTCTTCGTGAGGGAGAGGAGCACAACAGAAGGCTCGCGGCAATCCTTGGGAAGCGCATGGGTTATCTTGACAATGATAAATAACAAAACCTCTGGAGAACACGATGGAATGGATTATTGGTGTAATCGTAATAGTATTTCTCGTTAACCTTTTCAAGCCAAGGCGTTGCGATGTCTGCGGTACAGGGTTTAAACGGAACTACTACACCTGGAAGATCGACGGTAAAAAGCAACACCTTTGCCCTAACTGCAATAGCAAAATGAAAAAAAGAAAAAGTGACATCGGCTTTAAAGACAGATTCGGCTAAGAAGAAGCCCACCCAATGGTGGGCTTTCATTATTTTATGTCTCTAACCTTGCCTTCTAGCCTTTTGCACGCCTGATCGTCAAGCATGCTTTGATAAGGGCCAATGTTATTGCAAGCATCAATAAGAGTTTTCACCGCATATCTAGCATAACTACCGCCATCATCCCGCATCAGCCTGCCACTCCTACCAGAGAGATCACTTGCCCCCTCATCATACGCTTCTGATAAGGCAAGTTGAGAGGCTTTCTCTTTTATAGCTAACCTAATTTCGATGTCACCGTTAAGCTCTTTATTTTTATTGAAAAATTCTTCGAGCGTCTCTGCATGTGAAAGAGTTGTTGTTATTAGTAGAGTTGTTAATAGCAAGGGCTTATTAATCATTATTACGGCTCCAGAGGATCGGTTCGGCTTCCTCCGGATTCTACCCCGCCGCCAACACCTGCGTCTATCTGGCCGGCACTGTGAAAATCTACACTGATCAAATGTCAGGATTTCAAGTAATTCCGATTCACTTTATGTTGATGCTTTGCCCCCCTAAGGAGTCAACATGGAAAGTCTGGACGCACGAAAAGTGGTATTGCAATTCTTGACAGAACTGCCAGATACGATAAGGACGGAAGAGTTGCTCTTGGTTCTCGCTTATTGCGGGCAGAACCCCAACTTAAATGACTCTGACAGCTTCCCTGAATCCATTGAAAAATACCTTCTCCAGAGTGGCTTTCCGGGCATTGGTGCTGTGCTATGCGCCCGGGCATCCATTGACTACACACTTGGAGATGTAAACCTCAAGATGATCCGCGCTGAAGAGGACCTCAAGGCATTGGTGGCGAAACATCCAGACTTTCCGGAGGCCGGTCTCCTCGGCATTCCTCTAAGAAAACGGCATTATGCTGCCGCTCTTGAGAAGTGGAATGCATTGCGGGCGAATGAGCTATCCGACGAAAATATTCGATATTTTGGACGAATGTTTTTATCCCCACGATGGGGTAAAAATTGAGGTAGACGCCCCAATCTGAATCACTCATGAGTTGACACATAATGCTGAATCCTGTTTGTGTTAATGTTATCCACCCAGCGGGCTTGTTCGACTGCCACCACTCTCTACCCCGCCGTGGTCGTGCCCATCAACGATTGAACCATCAACCAACTGCAATTTCCCGTTCGCGAGTATCTTCAGTCCATTGATGTTAACCACGCCGGGGCTTTTTATGTTTATGCCGCTGCCGGTAAACTCTGCGTACTCAGTAGGATCGCCGTTCAGACTAGCGATAGCCGTGATGTAAACGGCATCTGAATACGAGTGCCTGCGCTGAGTTGGTGGAGGGCCGCCGCCTTTAGTTTTTTTCACATTTGTGATGTCTTTATCGCAGGCAATCACCAAGCCAATATCGCCTACTCGGGGCGTCATTTTTACCGAGCTATTTCCAGCCTGATACTGAATGAATGGAACATTGTAAACATCCTGGTTTGCTATGGAACCGCCCGAAGCGTTTGTTCCAGTAACCAAAGGAAAAACGGTAAGGGTCTTGCCATTCACTTTTTTGACTATGACGATATCAGCAAACACACAGCCTTTTATGGCTCCGGCTATAAGCGAAAGAACAGCATTCCCCTGACACGACATGTCACTAGGCTTTTGCTTGGTAAGCATCTCACACTCCAAATACAAATCCTGGATAAGCTACAACGAATGTTTCCCATAGTCCGCCGGGGACCTTGCATGACAAATAATGAGTGGTTCCATACTGGACTATCCAATCTCCACTTGCGTGAGGGAGAGAGGTTTCCAGTTTTATTTTTCGTGCCAGCTTTATTGATGGTGAATAAATGCAGCGAAAATTTATACCAATATCATAAAAAATAGGGTAGCCAATTAATCCATGCTCTGGAGATATAAATGGAACTACAGAGTCAACAGGGCTTTCCCCGGTGTAGATTGTAACCGTCCCAAAGTCTATATCTGCGATGATATTATGGTCGGCTGCAATTTTCTGAATTTGCTCAATGGCATTTCCCTCATAATAAGGGTTACTGTGCACTGATTTAACATCAACATTTACGAACTTCAAATCCACCTTAGAGGCCAGTGCATTTATCATATCGGCGACAGACGCTTCACCTTCAATTGAAGTTGGCTCGCATACAACAAGCTTTTCCTTTCCAATAGCCGAGGCCGTTATTTCAATCGGAGCATCAGGCATTTGATTCAGATTAACCCTGGCAGATATTATCGTGCCCATAAACACGCAAACGTCTCCAGTAAAAACCCGTATGGCGTTTTGCTGCTCACCGAAGAATTTTTCGGAGTTGGTGGTCAATTTAGCCATATTATCAAGGGATAAGCCCCATAGGCTAAGCTCCATCATCGTCCCGGTAGCTCCCCCATAAGCCGAAACAGAAAGCTCACACTTGAACCCTTCGGCTATGAGCGTGTTACCTTTTTTGCCGTCAAAGGTGCCATTGGCCAGAGTAAACTCAACCGTTAACTCTCTTTCCTTATAGCTCATCGGCCCACCTCATCACTCGACGCATAATACAGCTTAAAGCGCGTCCCTAATTCGTCATAAACCGGATCGGCATCCCCTTTTGTGTCTACAAAAATGAGATCTCCCTTAAATCCAAGATACTTATATCTGACGAGATATATACAGTTAAGGCAGAGGACTCCCTGCATAATTGCAGCGTCATCAACATACAGGTCTATGTAGAATCCAGTTGAGCGCTGATGTAGCTTGATGGCGCAGTTCTGGCCGCTAAGCGAGACATACACCTTTTGAGAAAGTGACGGTGATAAGCTAATTTCCTGCATGTCACATCACCTTATTTTCAAGAAAATCAGCCACCGTGCTTTTGATCTGTTTTGCGACCGCTGTTGATGAGTTATCCCATACTTGCGATACCGATTTGGCCGCCGAATTGACACCTGAAACTATGGCACTGCCGGTAAGATCAATAGCGCTTGATAGCGATGAATTTCCGCTTGTCCATGCGTTTTTTGCGTCAGTAAGTGTTACTTCTTTAGTTGAAGCAGTGATCACCTCTGTTTTTGCAGCGCCCTTGTTGTTTGTTTTGTCGTTATTTGTCGGTGCCTTACCGGAAACCCCATTAGCGATAATTACTTCACCGCTATCCATGATCTCCTCGAAAGTGCAGTTCGCCATCAACAACGTCTGCCCACGATACGACCCCACAAAGTAATCAAAGTGGGTCAGATCGTAGCTGTAATACACCGTATCAGGTGTCTCGATGTTGTAGGTGCTAGCCGTGTTTTTCATCTCATCAAGCTTTTTGATGAAATTACTTCGGCTAAGAAGAGAGAAGTTTGTCAGATTTGGAAGCGCTCCTGTATATGCGGTCCATCCTTCAAGCGCCAGGATCACCCTTAACTCCGATGGCTGCCGGACCTTGTTGTACGAAGTATACTGCCCATTTTCAACCGGCCCCTTCGTCACGTTAGCATCACCGTAGCGATCAACACTAACCCAGCCGGACGGAGAGAAAACCTCCTGCCCGGCTATTGCGGTTGAAATTGACTTATCCACCGTGTTGTAGGTGATCCGGTAAGTTGGCGACAGGGCGCTGTTAAGGACGGATAACAGGCTTCCTCCCTGAATGGCGGATAGCACTGTCGAGACATTCAGAGAAAACGACATGAGTTATTGTCCTGAGTAGCCAGCCATTAGCATGACGCGGTTGTCGCCGTGCTTTTTGATGTCGCTGGTAAGCTGTTGCACGTTCTGGGCCTGGGTAGTGATTTTGGTGCCATAAAAGTTATAAACACCGCCAGCCTGACCGGGCATCGCGCGGTCTACGGCCATACCGGCGCCGGGACGCATTCCCGCCATGACTTTAGGTACGTAATTGCGAGTTTCCGACGGCAGGTTATCCATGCCTTTCTTCTGGACGTTTCCGAGACCCCAGTTATAGGAAGCAAGGGTTTTTTCAAGATCGCCGCCGGTAGCATCCAGCAGAAAGCGCAGATATCTTCCAGCGGCATCTGCAGATTTGTGGGGGTCGAAAACATCACGACCTTTCAGCCCCATATCCTTTGCGGTGCCAGGCATGAACTGGAACAAGCCTTTGGCTCCGGCCTTCGACTCCGCAAACGGATCGCCACCTGATTCAGTGGCTGCCACCGAAGACAGCAGCCCGGCCGGAAGCCCATATTTGCCCTCCAGTACACCGAACTCGCCAGCCATGGCCTGAAGAAAAGCCTTTCCTTTAGCGCCAAGACGAGCGGCTTGCGCGTTAAGCGGAACGTTTGGCTGGTAGCCGCCAACAATATTTGGCTGCATGGAGGCCGCCCCAGCTGGAGAAATTAATGCATTCACAGCCTGTGAAAGAAGATTTTTAGTTGATTCCCAAAATGAGCGCTCATCCTGATCTTTCTTTCTCTGCTCCGGTGACACCGCTTGCATGTTTTGCTGGTTGTTATACCAACCTCCTGCATCCCAGCGCTGTTTTATTGACTCCCAAAGAGAATCAGTATGGTCGGCTTTAGTGGCAGCATTGGATATATTCTGATAAGCCCCCACCCCCACAGCGCTGGCAGCGACAAACCACGCAGGTGGTGTAAGGGCGAACAATCCAGTAAAAGCCTTTGTAATCCCCATCACCCATGTAGCAACCTTTAAGCCGATGAGTAGCTTGATCGCGTTTTCCCAACCACCAACAGATCTCGCTGCGTTATCTGCCGCCTTAGCTCCGCTCTCAATAGCACCAAAGAAGGACTCGACTTTTTGTCTCATCTCATCTGGATGTGATTTCATCCAGTTTGATAACTGAAGAAGAACGCCATTAAACTCACGCACATATGGAATAAGGAACGTGTAAAATTGGTTTTTAGTGGTTTCGAGGTTCTGATTGAGAAGCACCCATGCTTCTGTAAACTCTTTCGCCCCCTTAACAGAGGCGTCAGTTATCCCCGAGCTTTTTGTTAAGCGGTCAACGTCAGGAAGAAATCTTCCCTCCTGGTTTCGCTGAATGGTCGCATCATCGAACCCGCCCATAGCACCAATCTGGCGCCTAATGTTTGGGTCTTTGACTTTCCTGAGTGACTCTAGGTAAGACCTTGCAAGTGACTTGGCATCCTTTGAATAGACGTCAAAAGTATCACCAGTTAACGCCGTAAGCATCCGCATGCCGCTAAAAATTGGGCTACTGGTATCCCCAAATAGAGATCCTTGCTTTGCAGCCTGAAAACCCTGCAAGGCGGCCGTAATCCTCTCAAAAGAGCTTCCGGCTGACTCGGCAGCTTTTCCGAAACCATCAAGTTCTCTGGCTGTCATGCCAAGAGCCTTTGACTGAATTGAAAGGTCCATCAGGCTGGAAGTGGTATTTTTAACAAGGCTCATCAGGCCGCCAGCGGTGACAGTCACGCCGGTCAGCGCCAGCAACTCTGTCTTTATGCTGCTGAAGAACGAAGCGGCTTTCTTGCCCTGCTCTGCCATTTCTTTGGCAGTGTTTTTGGCATCTTCGCGCTGCTTTTTCAGGTCGTCACTGACTTCCTGCTGTCCTTTGCGGAACTGAGAAGTATCAAGGCCCAGCGTTACCAGGAGGGCATCAATTACCGTTGCTGCCATGATCACTCTCCGCTGCTATGGCTCTGTTGGTGTTATCCACGGTCATTATTTCAATCAGCCACCACATATCCTGGACGCTGTATACCGTGTCCAGTTCGTGGAGTGTCGCCATTTTCCCGGAGATCACCGCGGCGATACTGCGCGGCACGTTCTCGTACTGAATGAAGCCACGATCTGAGTCTTCCGGGACGGATAAGGGGATTTCTAACTTGCGGTGGCTGCTACAAAAGCGATATGGAGTTTGAAGGCTTCGATTTTCAGGCGTGACCAGGTGCTGATTTCTTCGATCTGCCCTTCGTCAACAAGCGCTGTCTCGATACCGTTACCCCCGAGGAATTTCACGCAGCCAAGCAACTCATCAAGCAGAGGCTTAGACTGTGCGAACGGAACTTTAGCCAGTGAAGTGATACCCCACTGAGCGAGTCCGGCCATACCGCTGGCCATCACGCTTTCGTACAGCTCGCGAGCTTCTGCGTTATCCTCGGCTGGGGCCGGCGCCACCGCAGCCCCGATGGCCATCATCATATTGTCGGGGACGGTAACGCCGGCGCCAATCACGGCGCACGCCAGGCGGATCGCCCACTCTTCGGCCTTTCTCGCCGGCATTTCGGTGATTTTGAACTGCTTACCCTTGTCACGGTTATCTGCTTCAACCGTGAATACGATGCTTTTACGAGCCATTTTTGTTTCCTGAATGAGTTATCTGGCAATAAAAAAGCCCACCGTAGTGGGCCGTTTGCATTCATGCGATACCGGGCAAATACATCTGCACCTCATCAGCTACACGCTCGCGTGCTGCGTGGAGCAATTTCTTGCGTCCACCTACTCCCCACCTGGCCATCTGGCTTGCGCATTGACTAATCGCTTTGGTTTCAGTGTTGATGATATGGTCGATTTTGTTCAGCCTGGACATGGCGCCGATCCCCAAACGTACAACGGTTCGAAATACCTCATACACTTCAATTTCGAACTCCGGCTTAATCCAGGCAGCGTAGCGAATGGCAAGTAGCTCGACGCCCCATGCTCCTGATTCAGAGCCGCCTTTTATCACCTTAAGCGGTTGATTTTGTTCCGAAGCACTTTTTAGTGCTTTGGATTGAAGCGCCTTGATGAAGCGTTTTATTTGGGCGCTTCTGAGGAATACACTTGGGCGCTGGGACTCTGTAGCCTCCCCTTTTGCCACGGCGGCCGCATGGAGATCATTAAGGCTATAGCGTCCCTCATCGTCGACACGAACGGAGACTCCGTTTACTGATACGGTTGGATACTTCATCGTATTTACCTTTCTGTGGTGTGAGCCTGCTCGCGTAGACGTGGGCGGCCAAGAGCGGAACGATGAAATCCACCGCCCTGTCTCAGACTCACACTACGGAAAGCTCTTGTGGGAAGACGCACGCGAGTGCGCGATTTGTTGCGGGTATAAAAAAGCCCGGACTTAGCCGGGCTTATTTTTTTACGCTGAGTAGTCTGCCGGGGTGACAGTTTCCCACTGGATAAGCCCAGTTACCGGCTGAAGCACACGGCCGGCAGACGGCATACGGCGCGCGCGCTGCAGGATGCCGTTGGTCATGATGTACTTTTTGCCCAGCGACGGCAGGATCACAGTCCCATTAACACGCAGCACAGACCGCGTGGTCATCTGCGTGGTTTGCCAGTTGTCGATGTACTTAATCGACGGGGAGGATGCCGCCAGATGAAACGTCCACGGCAGATCACCATAAACAAAACCACCCAGCAGTTTACCGTCAGCAGTACGCTGGTACTCTGCCGTGTCGGTATCACCCATTTCGAAGATGTTTTGTGCTTCGAACTGTTCCAGGTTAAACCCTGAGGGGTAGAGCTCAGCGATTACCAGCTCAATGATGGCGTCAGCCGCCGTAATATTTTGACCGGCCATTACTGCACCTCCGTGCTGTTAACGGTGATACCCTGGATGATCCCGCCGTCGGTGTACCAGAAGTAAACCGTTGGCTTGGTACGCGCGGCGCGCATTGCCGGGGTGAACGGGCCGATGTAGACGTAATACCCTTCAGCCATAAGCGAATCCGTAACATCGACACCAGCGATGGCGTTAATCTGGTCGATCTGCGACTGGTCAAGATCGGTGCCCGCCGTCATGCCACCCCACGCCCTGAATTGCTCAATGGTCGGCTTCATGCACGACTCAATGCGAGCTTTTCCGGCTGCTGCGTAAGGCAGATTGCTCGCCTGCTGGAATAGCGCAACGAGAGCCGCCTGAAGCTGAGCGTTAACCCATACCTGACCCGCCCAGGCGTCAAGCCAGGCGTAATCACCGGTAATAGAGCCGGGCGCCCACTGGTTGGTTTCGACGGCATTCGAGGCATAGTTGCCGTAGAAGTTATAGCCGTTGGCCTTGGCCGCCTCGTAATCAGTATCGTTACTGATCATCGGCAGCAGGCCGGACACCTGACGACCATTCAGAGAACAGCGCCCATTGGCCTGCGTGAAGTTCAGCGCAGCCACAAACCCCATAGCGTTTGCTGCGTGGTTCGGATAACCATACACCGGGCAGGTATCGTTATAGGCGTAGGTGTTGATGATGTCGTACACCAGTGCATTCGAGCTGCCCGCCACGATTGCCGTTCCTGATGCGTCCCATGGGATATAGGCAAAGCGGTGGTTCTGGCTGTTTGTCCAGAGCGCAAACGCATTAGCCTGGTCTTTGGTGACAGCGAACGTCGTGGAGAATGTTACCCAGTCCTGCTCTTTGGCAAGAATGGCAGTAAAGATATCGTCAATCACTGCCGGCGCCGCACCCTGAGAGATTACCGCGCCGGTCGCTTCGGTCAGTTTAAGACCTGTGGCCAGCGTACCTTCATCGGCAAAGGTAATGGTGCTATCCACGCCTGTAGTGGCAGAGGTGATGATAAATTTCTTCAGCACGCTATCCCAGGTCACTACAACCGAGGAGCCAATGCCGGTTTCAATCAGCTCTGCAGCGTTATCAAAACTGGTGGCGCCGCTGAGGTTGATAGACGCAGAAGTCTCCTCCGTACCATCAACGGTCAGAGTCAGCGTACCCGAAAGCAACTTGAGCTGTGCCAGCGTGGTCGCGGCGTGCGATCCGGAACGAAGGAATGCCGCCACTGCTGCGGTATTGAATCGGCTAAAATACAGCTTGCCAGGCATCTGCGTTTTACCGGTGAATGCGGCGAAATACAGCACCGCGGCGGTGTACTCAATCGACGCGCTGCCGAAGTACGCCTTTACCTCATCCGCACTGGAAAATGAGGGTACTGCACCAACCGGCGCGTATGCGCTGTCGGTCAGGAACAGGCCATTGAGATCAATAGCTGTCCCTGTCGCCTTCAGTACGCCGGGAAGCATCTGGGCGATTTTTGATAGCGAAATTGCCATTTATTATTTCTCCGGAGGAAATCTCACGTCGACCGGCTGCGATATCACATCTGCGCCTGTCATAAACTGCTGAGGAACGCTGACGACAATCAGCGGGTTTGCGTGGAATTCAAGCGTCCAGCGGGATTCCCACTGTTTCTCGCCGTTGATCATCGATGTTTGCCGCGGAGGGCCGGAATAAAGCGGTACCAGGACATTCGCGTTTTCCCTGAACCAGGTGCATGCGAATTCGGAGCGGGCGATGCGCGAGAAGATGGTGGCATTGTTTTGTGCCTGATCTCCGTAGAAATCGAGCTGACATTGCCATTCATCAATGCGGAGAAGTTCTGCCCGCCCGTAATCGCTAACGCCGTCATACTCGTAATTGACAGCACTGGTTGAGAGGTCAGTCAGAAAAAGCGGCGTCATGGTAATGAAACCGCCTTTCGGCATGGGGGTCTGATTTTGCTGAGTCTGCGTGATCTCTGCATCCGGGAAGAGGGAAGAAAGGAAATCTCCAGTCGCCTTAAACAGATCGCTTTCAGTGACCTGCAGGCCTACGTCAATTGTTGACATGCGATTACCCTCGTCCAGTCCGGCCAGATTTCAGGCACATCCACAACCAGCCATGTTTCATTGCCGATAATGAACTTATCGCCGCCCTGCTGCCGTTCCCTGTTAATCCCGCACCAGTTGCCATCCGTCCAGATACTGACCAGCACACCCTGGATGTTCATATTATCCATATGCCTGATATCAGCCTGACTCAGCGCCTGCTTTTGCACCATCATCGTTACCGGCGGCGCAAAGCCCGGAGAGGTCGAGTAATCCGGATTTTTGATTGGGCCGATCGAGCGGTAAATCTGCGCCTCGACGCGAGGATTAACCGCGCTAATGGCGCTTCGCACTATGGAATGGAGATTCACTCTTTCACCTCGTAGTCGACCGAGTTCAGCATGTGGGCCGAGTCGATTAACGGATCATTAAACCCTTTTTTGTCGACCGTGCTTTTTGCGTTCGGCGGTTCAGAAAAGGCGATGATTGACGACTGAATCTGCCCCTTGATCCGCTCCCCCATCAGCGCCAGGCTTTTGCGGGCGTCAAAATCGTTTGCCTTCATGAGTTTCCCAAGTTCTCCGCCCCACTCCGGACCATATTCAGAAATAGTCTTCCTGAAGTACGGTCTGGATGGGATCGTAACGATATGCTCGGGTATCATTACTGACTGCGCGAAATTGGCCTTTGATGGCTTAGCGAAGCGCGAAACACCGTCACGGCGAACGTAAAAGTTCAAATCCCGGGTATGCGCCGGGATTTTTACAGTGCCGCCAAATTCGTTGGTGGCTGCCACAAGTGCTACCGGCGTCCCGTCGGGGTACTTAGCCCCCTCAAGGAAGCCCACCTTCAAATCATCGCCAGAGGACAGACCCTTTGCGATAGACTGCAGGTGCTCCATCAGCTTATCGCCGCCTGACATTCCATCCATAGCTACCTCCGGATGAATGAACGACGGTTATAATGGCCAGGGTACATCGAAGGGGATGAGCCAGGGACATAAAACCCGGTCCTGTAAGGCTTTGTGGCCTCCCAGTAAGCTGACCCGTAAGTAGTCTGCTTATACCACCAGGAGCTTTCGCTTGAGGGGCCTGCGTCAGCTGATACTGACACTGAACCCTCCGATGCGCTTGCCACACGGCCAACCAGACCAGAAGCCTTTTCGCCGTTTACGCCTGAATTCAGCGCCGCAATGTGCGCAACCAACATGTTCAGGAAAAGAGCCCGGATAGAGATATCTTTTACCGGGCTGCTGTCCGTGTTATTCAGGTAAATCGTTGCCTCCGTGAAGTACGCATTAAGCAGCGTATTACTTACGGCATCGAACTCCGGATAACGCTCATGAAATGCGGCAACATCAAAGACAACGATCGCCATTATTTTTTGTCCGCCTTCTCAATGCCCGGGGCCGGATTGTTCTGGTCCAGACCTTCCAGGCCGGTTTTCTCCGAAGCGTTTTCATTCGCTTTCGCCTGGGCGCTACTGGTTTTCGCCTGGGCAAACACCAGCTCTTTGCGAACGTAGGGCTGATCAGCATGCACTGCCAGCCATGCCTCAAAGGCTTCCTTGTCCACATTTTCGGTCAAGCCGTATCCGCCGACAACGATAGAGGAGTTGGAGCCGTTAAGCTCCACTTTGTACTCGCCCTGCTCCAGGATCAGGCCGTTCGGCAGTTTGCATCCTACAGTTACTGTTTCGGCCATGTTACACCCCGATCATGCTGGCAATGCCCAGCGGTTGACGAATGATTGCACCCCAGGTGCCACCGGATTTTTTCTGGCGCCAGGAAGACTCTTCCACCACGACAGCATGGGCGCGCATCTTCTCGGTAAATGCTGCGTAAGCGGTGTCCTGCTCACCCAGGCGTTCAACAATCAGTTGCACAAGCTCACCGGCGTCGGTGCTGTATTCAACAGCGGTTTCGATACGCAGGTTCGGGAAGTTTTTCTTCAGCTGATCGGTGACGTTCACGTTATACATGTTCGTCTTGGTCAGGTTGACTTCCATTTCCGGCGACATACCGAGCACCATGCGATCGGTGCGCTCTACGAGGCCTTTGGTCTGAGAGACCAGCTGCTTATAGAGGCGGCCGGAGATATCGTCATATACGGCTTGCCCGTCTTTCGATTCCCAGGTAATACCACCACCGGAACCAGTTGCCGCCGGCGTCACCGGAGCGCTCAGCGACGGATCGTTGAGCAGACCGTAGTTTTCCAGACCGGCGATGCCGTAGAAGTAGGACTTGTTCTGGAACTTGTTCAGCACAAGCGCAGAGGCCACGTTGAGCTCAGCGGCATAGCCGATACGCCCGGCTCCGTACATGTCCAGCTCGCGCTCACCCCAGCGGGTGTGAGTCTGATAGTGGAACGACTGGCGTGGCACCCAGTTGACGTTGGCGGACGTCATGCCGTTGTTGTTGAAGTCGCCGTAAGCGCTGGTTTCACCAGTCGACTCGACGATCGGGAACTGCGAGGTCAGCGTAGTCCAGTCGCCTTTTTTCACTTCACCGATAATCTCTGCGGCCTTCATCGGCGTTACGAGAACGCGGATAAGTTCCGGATCGACGTAGTTAGTGAAGTAGGCCGGGATACCGGCGTTATTCGCAGTGACCATTTGCGGCTGGGCATCCATCGCCAGTGCGAAATTCTCCGCAAACTCCGGCTTCAGGTAGTCCTTTGCGCCGGGCAGCACAATGCCATATTTCCCGCTGGCTGCGGCGTAGTGTCGCTGAAATTCGTTCATTACTTGCTCCAGGTGCTGATTTTGACCAGCTCGCCAGCGTCACAATCGCTTGCGGCATAGAATGCGGTCTCGATAAAACCGGCCACGGTTGCGCCGGCTGCGGCGACTTGCACCTCACCGGTGGTCAGGGATGCAAAAACCTTCTGCCCGCGGGTGGCAGCGGTTGACGTTTTGGCCCAGAAGTCACCGGCAACCATCAGGGTGATTTCGCGGCCGGGCTGGATAAGCATGGATGCCTGGCCGAGCCAGATGGTGATCGACGCCTGCCCATCACGATGGACAAAGCCAGACGGAACACCGCTACCGGCATTGGAAGCCACACCGTCAACATCCCAGGCAAAGCGGCCGACAGTCAGGCCGTCCTCGCCAGCAACCAGAGCGCCCTCGCCGGCCTGATAGGTCGCGTGAGGGTTGGTGCCAGCAAAGGCCCCTTCGACGCCGGGGGCCGGATACTGGTTAATTCGTGTCTGAAAACCTGCCATGTTAACCTCGTTTCAGTTTGCCAGCGGTCGGGAATGCTTTTTCGAACTCACTGACGGAAGCGGAATCCTGCGCAATGACAGGGCGTGAATTTTCTTTCTGGCTGATCGCCATTTTGACCATCGCCGGATAAGCGGACGGGTGAACGCCGGAGATATCAACGCCGCTCTGTTCAAGCGCGGTGCGATAGACATCTTCAGCTGAGTCCATGGCAACGACGTCGCCGATCAGCGGGCGGACAACCTGCTCGGCTTCACGGATTTTCCGGAAGTTTTCCGCAGCCTTTTTAGTTGCGCTGTCGGCTGCCAGACGAATCGCAGAGTCCATCGCCGTTTTGGAGACTTTGTCGTCTTCTTCATCGTCTTCATCTTCGGCGGTTTTCTTCTTGTCCTTGTCTTCCTCGTCGTCCTCATCATCCGCCGTTTTTTTCTTGTCCTTCTCGTCGTCGTCTTCGTCGTCGGCGGTTTTGTTTTCTTTTTCGTCTTCCTTTTCGGCCTCATCAAGAGCCAGAAGAGCTTTGCGGACTTCTGCCTCCAGATCTGCATCCTGCGCCAGAAGTGGCTTAAGGGTGGCGCGGATCGCCGCTACCTTATGTTTACGCATGTGATTAAGCTCCGGTGGTAATGAATCTGCGACCAGTACATCTGGCCCTGCGCGGCCGTCAGGGACCAGCGCTTCGTGGTTTCCGAAAATGTCACGCATAACGCCGTCATAAGGCTCGCCGTCAGGGGTGACACCCGGGGTCATGTCTGCGACGTACTTGTACGATGCAGATAGCTCTCGCTGCTCTCCGCTCTCAATTCCAGCAATCGCGCTGTTATCCCATATCGACATACCAACCGTGAGATACGTGCCGTCAAACTCCGCATTGGAGTGCGTCACGCCAACACGAAATTCATTGGGCGGGTCGGTGGGAAAATCGGGGATGTGCTTGCTGAGCACGGGGATGTTATTGAAGGTTTTGGCTGCTTTCCGGAGCTCGTCCGGGTGGCGCCAAAGCCGGTAAAGTTTGTTGGGTTCGAGTCCAAGCTCTTCGCTTCTTGGTATTTCTCGCCCGTAGTAGGCGTTGACGTTTGCCTTACTGATATTCGTTCGTGAAATCTGAAGGCGGCCATTTTCGTCGATAGTGCGCACAGAGGCGCGATCGAAAGCTAAGCACTCTGTAGGCTTCATGTTCTATCCCAAATTTATACAATGAGCTGCTTGTTTACCTTGCGGGCAAGAACGCATTAGGGATCACTATCCTATGCGTACATTTGCACCTTGGCTTTTGCCCGGGGAATATCCACTCACCATCGATATAGCACCCTTTATCAAGCCGAAATCGCTGTTTTCGTTTTCCTGCAGCTACATGTCCCGGCCTTGGCTCTTTACCCGCTCCGGAGTGTTCCCATTCACCTTCGACGATGCCAAGGGATCGCTGCCTTGCTATCTGCAATACCGAAGTGGCTTTGTTATTTTGATCGAGCGCTATGAACGCCGCGCGGTTCCGGGTAATCCCGTATCGCTTCTGTAGTTCATCGGTGAGATAGGACAGGTCGCGCCCACGCGCTACCGACCGCATAACCAGCCCCTCAACCTGGGTGAAATACTTCTCGGGGATGGATCGGATAAGGCCGACGTTCTCGGCGATGGTCGCCTGAAGAGCGTTATTCATCTGCGAGGTCATCTTGAACTCGACAGTAAACCCCGCATCTTTGAAGGCTGTGGCCAGTGACGCATCCGCGTTTTTCATGGCGTCGTTAGCGAACCTGTCGGCCAGCTTTTGCGCCATGTCATCAAACCGCCGCGTCCAGCGCTTAGACAGTTTATGCATGGCATTCCGCATCATCACTGCAGGTGATGCATCCATGGCGACAGCCGCGCCGCTGGCCCGATAGTTTGCCGACAGCCAGTAGACAACAGATGCCTGCATTTCCTGCACCTGCTTATCAAGCTGTCTGCGGTACCATGCTTCGACGCCAGCGTTAGGCCTGATAGGCCGGATAGTTTTTGGCTTTTTCTTTCCGGTCATCAGGAATTCCTATATTGGCTTAAACTCCTCTCCATCCAGACGAATAACCTTGATGGGTAGCGGAGTATCTTTCAGCTTTTGCAAGTCGCCATTTTCGGGGTTGTATTTAATGGAAAGATGAGCGCGATATTCTGGGTATGAATGTTCTGCACCAGAGGCCTTCAGCTCCGCAAAACGCTTTTGCAGGTCAGGGCTTTCAAGATGCATAACCAAGGCTCGCCAAGGCTCCTTGCCCATAATTTCGATATCGCCACTAATTTGTGCCTCATAAACCCTAACAGGGTCAGCATCTACCGTGATTGGCTTGTTGCGTGAGTACATGAGCGTTACATGCATGTCACTCGGGGCGATTAAATTATTTATGCCAAGAGATTCAAGGTGCGAATATATGGCAGACGCCGTTTCTGCATCGGGCTTAACACTTGCATACCCATTCATCTGATTCGAGTCATTAGCTGTCACGGTGGGCTCTTCCTCTTCGTCGTAGTCGTCTTCGATTTCGAGGTCATCATTCAGGTCCAGAGAGTGATAGGGAGAGTCCGGGTCACCGGCGATTTTTTCGCGGACTTCGTTGCCAGAGAGCACGCTGGCGGCCACATAGACAGCGTCCGTGTCAGCGTCTACTTTGCGAATTTCCGCCCGCTCTTTAGCGCTCATTTCGTACAGCGGCTCAAAGTCGAAGGTTATGCCATCGTCAATGTCGCCGAACTCAGAGAGCTGAATGATGTCCATCACGCGCTTCAGGTTGTCTTTAAAAACAGACTGCTGCAGGGCGTGAATGTAGTCGTAGAAAACGCGGATTTCGCCGTCAGACGTTGCGTTAAGGCCATTTGGAGTAATGCCCAGCAGTTTGACGAGCGGGATGCTCGAAACCGCTGACATGTGCTCCTGCGACTGTGCCTGCAGGGCATCAAGGCCGTTAAGCGGGGCGTTAACGAACTCAACCGTTTCTGGCTGGGTAGGGTTGTTGTCTTTTGCGAATGCGCCACGGTTATCACGGCATCGGTTGAAGACATCAAGCCTTGCCAGAAGGCCATCTGCCGCCCCACCCTGCAGAATCGTGCTCATATTTGTTCCGATTACCGGAACAGAGAACGAGTGAATCATGTCGCTGACGCTGTCGCGGGTGCGAAGCCAGTTATTGACGTATGGCTCAGCAATCTGCGAGAGAGACAGTCCGCGGAAGTTATACGATGCTTTCAGCAGATCAGGCACCTGCCGCGAGACGAAATCAATCATCCGGCTTGCATGTACGGTCCGGCCCATGACAAACCACTGCGTCGGCTTGTAGAAATCCGGGCTCAGCGGGTTGTCGGAGTTATAAATCCCCGGGTAGGTCCAGATAGGCTCAATGACCCTGAGCCCCTGCAGACTTCCTTTCGTGATTTTCTTGTTGCTCATGAAGAGCTTTGATTGCAGCTCGTTGTCGTCCATCCATGCGGAGATTCCCCGCGGCGAACGAACGTCGATGTAAATCTGGCCACCGCCAAAGTAGCCGTCGTGTTCTGCGGCTTCTTTAAAGCGCTCGCGCACCTTAAACCGCTTCATGGCCTCTTCGAGCTGTTTTACCCGATCCGCCTTATCTTCATCGCCGACAGTTTTTAGCTTTATCCATTTGCGGGTCATTTCTTCCGCGATGGTGCCGACCATCTTGCGATATTCAGGCTTCTGCGCCAGCGTGGCCAGATACGGGTAGCCGGGAAAGCTATCAAAGTCGCCGTAGCCGTAACCGCCATATGCAGCATTGAGAGCATCGTAAGGCGTGGAGTCCATTGCCAGAATGGCGCTTTTGATAGCCTCGGGGATGACCCCTTTCGGCGGCTCGTAGCGCTGAAACTCTCTTTTCGGTGATGCGCGGACTTCGGCCACGGCCTCTGGCCTGATCCCGACCTTCGGTGCTTCAGGTTCTTTTGCCGGCTCAGGCGCGGCGACTTCTTTCTTTTTAAACCACCACACTTAAATTCTCCTGAGTTGATTCGGGTCGATAACCATCGGCTGCGGGCCGGAAATCAGGTTGTCGTCGATTGCGTCCATCCAGGTATCGAGGATGTCGTCGTTGTCGTGACTGTCATCAGCGGAGAAAGCAGCGCATTCCGTCATCGCCGTCAGCACCCACTCCGTTGAGCCTGCGATCGTGCCGTCCTCGTAGAAGATGCTGGAAAGCTTCTGTCCGTCGTCGGTGTGCGTCGCGGGGACAAACACTTTCCCGGTTTTGATTTGGGGGATGACGTTAAGGCAGCGAACAAGCTTGTTCTGCCCGGTACCGCGCGGGATTTCCCTCACCGGGATGGCGAGTTGTCCGGGGGTCTGGCTACGTTTTTTCAGAGTGGTGATGAGGCCCTGTCCGGCTTGCTTCTCTTCAATGGCCATGTGGCGGAGCGGCATCACCCGCATGGAGCCAGACAGGCGCCATTTTTCCCAAACCTCTTCCGCTTTCTTCAGGAGGTCTTCAGGGTCCCACCGACCGCGAACGACGTCGATGATGTAAAGATTCCCGTCCACGCCCATACCAACCAGCGTAAACACGGTGTAATCCAGCCAGTCCTCTACCTTTCCACTGTTCGTATCGACGTACACGGCGCGGTGCGTAAGCTTCGGCAGAGTGGTATACGTTCTGAACCAGCTGGTGTCGATGATCCCGCCAGTCAGCGCCATCGGGTTTTGCTGGTATTGCGACAGGAAGGTGTAGCGGTCCTTTTCCCACAGCTGCAGGAGGTCGTTAACGTCTTCCATCTGCGGCCAGTATGACCAGTAGCGAACGCCACCAACGACCACAGAATCGGTATCTTTGACCGTTTCCCAGCAAAGCGAACGCCATGGCTCATCGAGCGACTGGATGTACTTCTCGTCGATCATGGCCGGTATGGCGACATGGTGAAACGGCACGCCCATTCCGCCGGCAAGCATGAAGCCCGTTGCGTCGTCGGTGTGCAGGCGCTGCTGAATGCTCACAAACGGAGTCGGGTGCTCTTTCGACTTATCGCCGCGGCGTGAGCGAATGGTGTTTACCAGCAGCGTATTCGCACTTTTGCGTCGGGACTCGCTGAGCATGTCCACCGGCTTGTTGTAGTCGTCCAGCATCACCATGCCGGAGAACTCTGGTCCGTAGTAGCCACCACGACCACCGGTGATCTGCCCGTTGCTTGAGCGCGATACCGTCTGGCCTATAGAGCGTCCTCGTTCATCCTTTATCTCCCACTCTTCCGCCTGGTTGACACCAAACGAGCAGGGCCAGAACTCCTGATATTCACGGCTGGCGATAATGTCGCGGGTGCGCCGGCTGTTACGCTTTACCAGCGTGTCAGCAAAAGAGATATTCAGGTTGCGAAAGCGTTTAAGCCGCCTCTCCTGCACCAGGGCGTTGACATACGCCGGGAAGTGAATAGAGAAGAACTCAGTTTTCGTACCGCCTGGCGGGATGTTGATAATCAGGTTTCGCGGGACAAGGCGCCCGGCAAGCAGATCATCAATTTTCGAAGCCATCAGGCGGTGATGCCAGTTAACCAGCAGCCGATCGCCCTGAATCAGCTCGAACCATATCCGGGTGAAGTTCAGGAATGACTTCGTAGACTTTGAACGGATGATCACGCGCTCCGGGAATGACAGGTCATCCCATTCGATAATTCCGCTCATATCAGTCCAGCCCTTCTAACCTTCCCTCCAGCTTCTGCTGGGCCTTCGCATAGTCTTCAGCGGTGTACGTCACCTGATTCAGTGGGCCGCCGTCTTTACCGGTCAGCTCGACCTTTTGCTTGTTGCTGTAGGCGTCGCCAACCTCTTTTGCCGCCTGCTCCAGTAACTGAGCTGTCATGCCGAGGTTTTTCATACCTTCGGCAGTCGTAGACATTCGCTGCAGGACGCGCAGGCGGTAGGCTTTGTTGGCGATCGGGATGTCGGAAATTTCGTTGAGGAAGCGGTCGCGGGTGCGGTTGAAGAGGTCGACCCATTTTTGAGCCAGACCTTTCCCAGCCACCTTTGTCGGGTCATGCGACGCCACCTGCTGGCGCGTAACCTGAACCTTGAATTCTTTTTGTACAGACTCGACGATTTGGGATGGCGTATCAAAGCAAGCGAGCTCTTGAACGATAAAGGCTCTCACTTCTGGTTTTAGTGCAGCCATAATCCACCGTCCGTATAAAGCAGTATAAAATCACGCCAGTTTCAGCATGCACGTCCCGCAAGCTCTGGCAACATCGATATGAGCAACCTCCGCCGGCCTGTTCGCCGCATCCACCATTTCCTGCACGTCTTTGCTGGCGCCGTAACGCCGGACCACTCCAACGAACTCTTCGACGTCATGGCCGCGAAGCTTCAGAACCGGCATCCCGGTCTCTTTGTTGAACTTCGGCGCGCCGTAATCATCGGTAGCCTGGGCAATGTGGTAAAGCTCATGCTCCACCAGTGCGCAGAACTCCAGTTCGTTGCATTTCTCGCAGTAGTCGGCAGCCAGGGTGATGATGAACTTCGGTATGCGACCGAACCATTCATGCATCTGCTGCTCCATGCGAGATTTCTGCCAGCCACCGGCGCGGAGCATTACCTGTTCACACTGGCCCAGCACAATGCTCCCGCTTTTGGCGAATGAGCCAGAGGCCCACATAAACGCGACATCAGCATCGACCAAGTGCGCATGGTCAGGGTTATGGATTCGGCCGTCTTCGGTGAGAATGTTCTGATTTACCCATTCGCCGATTTCGGCAGCAGGGATCAGCCGGGTATACGGCAGCCAGTTTTCGCCAGTGAAGTTGACGGGAGGGTATGGTCTGCGATTGTCATTTTCAGTCATGCAGAACAATCCTCTGGCAACCGAAGATACTTGCTCGGTAATTTCGACACCAATGCATCAACAAACTTATATAAAACTCTGTCAATGGCGTTTTTCAGACGCCATTTGCAGAACTTTATAATAACACCTTCTTTCCAATTACAGGGCTAATCCGGATACACTTCTTAGTGAGCCAGCCCCAGCGCAAAAGCACTGAAAGGATGAGCAGCGGCTTCATGTATGGGCGAAGCGTAATTTCCGCCATTAGGATTCCAGTGGTG